CGGATCCTTCCATTCATGATCGAAAGGACACGTGATCAGCCCCCAAGGAAGCACATCTTTGCCGATGACTTCGGCTCTGCTGATTCGTTACGACGCTCCTTCAATAAGATTCGCAACTATGTAGGAATTGACGAGAAACACGTCATTCATTCACTGCGTCACAGCTACGCCACATTTCTTAATGAGTCTGGTGTGCCGCCAATGACCATCAAAGACTTGATGGGTCACAAGCGGATCGAAACCACACTTCGTTACTGCAAGGTTTCGGATGTGGCCCGCAACCAAGCTCACCAGGCCCTCAACGCTCAGCTCCAGCGAGCTACCCAGCCCGCACCGGAACCCGCTCAACCCGCTCAGCCGTCCTATGACCAGCTCCTGAATCAGGTTAATGCTTTGCAACAATTGCTGGCTCAGATGCCACAACTAGCTGCAATGACTCGGATCTAACCGCTCCTAGCGGTGCTGTGATACGCTCTTTTCATCGGGTTCGGAACGCCATCTCGGCGAGTCCCAAACCGAGATCTACAGGGTCTGACGACTCGATTTTTCTCTGAAATCGACTGCGGCAGTTGACCTTGTGCCACTTGCGGATGTGGCGGAATTGGTAGACGCGCTAGTTTCAGGTACGCGTCTCAGAGCACTGCATTAACGAATCAAGGCGGGGCTAGTCCCCGTCTTTTCTTTTGTCTAGGTCGCTCCACTAGTGGATAGCCCTTTTTACCGGTACTAGCCGCACACATTTCTTAAGACAACATGGTTTCACCTGCTCTCACGGAGCAACAGATCGAGCTGGAAAAGCGGGCCATTGCCTACGGGCGAGAACGCTTTCTGGACAACACACGCAAGCTGGAGGAGCGCTCCTACGGGTCGGCAACGGTCTATGGGGTAGCCAGTATCCAGGCAGCCCTTGGAGAGGTCTCACGGGTCATAGAGGACACGCTGATACGCATCCACAAGGGGCAGAACGGCGTTGACTTCGCCACCATCCATCAATACCTGGCTGAGATCGAACCAGAGGCAGCAGCAGCCATTGCGTTGAAGCTGACCTTCGACAAGGTGTTCAGCCCAAAGGACAAGGCCAACGAGATCGCCAATGTGATCGTTGCCATCGGCCAAGCCCTGGAGCAGGAGTGTCAGCTCCGCTGGTACGAGTCACAGGATCCTGAGCTGTATGACCGCATTAAGCGGCAGTACTGGCACAGCGCCTGCGGCACCCAGCAGAAGGCCACGGTGGCTCGCACGATGATGAATCGCCACGAGCATCACTGGGACAATTGGCCAACTGCTACAAAAGCAAAGCTTGGTGGGTGGCTTCTTGACTGTGTGCTGAAGGCCACTGGGTGGTTCGACAAGCACATGGTTGTCAGAGATAAGAGGCGGTACACCTTGCTGGTGCCGAGTCTTCTCTTTGCCATGCAAAAGGAGGAGCTGATGCAAGACGCTCTGATGTTTGCTCCAATGGCGTGGCCCATGTTGGTCCCACCACGAGATTGGAGTCCCATCAAGGCTGGTGGCTACCTCCTCAACGAGTTAATGCATGGCCATGAGATGGTGCGACGCGGTGAGGGCGGATTAGTACAGGGGAACACGCCACTCCTGTTTTTGAACAAGCTCCAGAAGGTTGCCTACACGCTCAATGAGTTCATCGTTGACGTGGCTGAGACCTTGATGGAGCGTCAGTACAAGGTCGGTAAGTTCTTGCCGATCATTGAGCTACCCCTCCCCAACAAACCGTTCGACATCGCTGAGAACGACGAGGCCAGGCACGAGTACAGACGGCAAGCAGCAGAGGTCCTGAACCAGAACGCTGCGTCATTCAAACGGTCATGCCGAACACGCATGACGATGGAGACCGTCAAGATCTTCAAGGGGAAAGACAAGTTCTATCTCCCGTGGTCATTTGACTATCGAGGTCGTACGTATCCGATCCCGGCCTTCCTTACCCCACAAGACACTGACTTCGGTAAATCCCTGCTGAAGTTTGCTGAACCGTCGTTCATGACGGATGAAGCAGAAGCCTGGCTGGCATTTCAAGTAGCAACCTGCTACGGAAATGGGTTGGACAAAGCCACGATGCAAGAACGTCAGGACTGGGTTCTTCAGAACCACCGCTTGATTTCTCGTGTGGCTAGCGCTCCACTAGTGGAGATAGTCGAATGGGAGGCTGCAGATGAGCCGTGGCAGTTCCTCGCTGCATGTGAGGAGTACAACGCTTGTGTCATTGAGTGCACAAGAAGTTGGACAAATCTGCCGGTTGCTATTGATGCGACGTGCTCAGGACTACAGATCCTGGCTGGTATGGCGAGAGATCAATCAACTGCAAGGTTGGTCAATGTCTTTCCGTCAGATACACCACAGGATGCGTACAAAGTTGTGGCTGAGGTTGCCAAACCAAAACTGCCAGATCACCTAGCTGCTCTCCTTGATCGGAAGGTCACAAAGAGAACAGTGATGACCATTCCATACAACGCAACCAAACATTCCAACAGGGCTTACATCCGTGAAGCCTTGAAAGAAAAGGGTGCTGAGTTTACACCTGAAGAACTCACTCTGATTGTGAATGCAGTCAGAGAAGCGATGTATGAGGTTGTCCCAGGTCCAATGCGTGTCATGGATTGGATCAAACAAGAAGTTGGCGCAGCGTTTAAGCGCGGCGTAGATCACCTTACTTGGGAAACACCATCTGGGTTTATTGTCAGACAAAACCGACGCAAACGTAAGGTAACAACAATCAAGTTACAGATCCTTGGTCGTTGTGAAGTCAACCTAACTACAGGTCACGAAGGCCCAGATGTTGCTGGTCATAAATCCAGCACAGCTCCCAACCTTATCCACTCTTTGGATGCTTCGATCCTTCATCAAGCATTCCTGAAGTTCAACGCACCGTTCACGGTGATCCACGATTCAGTGCTTTGTCGAGCAACTGACATGGGCACATTGAACCGCGTAGTCAGGGAAACCTACTGCGAAATCTTTACCATCAGCAATCCACTTCTGGATTTTGCTGAAGCAATTGACGCCGAGACAGAGCCACCAATCATTGGTGATCTCGATCTTGAATCCGTCCTTGAATCCACCTATTTTTTCTGTTAATGGCCCCCAAAACTATCGTCACTGAAAAGCCTGTTGTCCTTGAAGGATTTCAAGCTGTGATGAAACCCAGCAAATTTGGCTATACGTTGTCTGCTATTCTTTCCGATGAAAGTATTATCGAGCAACTAGAGCAAGACCGTGGCCCCGCACTTGAGTGGGCTAAGTCTAAGCTCAAGAATCCCAAGCGTGCTCTTGCTCAACCTGAGCCATGGGAGGAAGTGGAGCAAGGTAAGTACAAAGTCAAATTCAGCTGGAAAGACGAAGACAAACTGAAGCCCACTATCGTTGATAGCGAAGGTACGGTTCTGCGTGATCCCAGCATTCCGCTTTATAGCGGCAGTGTTGTGAAGCTTGCATTCTTTCAAAAGCCTTACACCAAGCAAGATGGGTTCTCCTATGGAACCTCTTTGAAGTTGCAAGGTGTGCAAGTTATTAGCATTTCATCTTCTGCTGGTGTTGATTCTGGCGATATGAATGCGGACGATGTCGTTGAACTCTTTGGTAAAACCAAGGGTTTCAAGGCCGACGATCCGAACGTGACTCCGGCACCTGCAACTGAAACTGACATCGATTTCTGATTCCGATGGCTTTCCGCTCTGGGTTGGAGGAAAAGGTCGCTGATCTTCTCACCAACCTGGGCGTGAAGTACGAGTACGAATCAACCAAGGTTGCATATCAGATCCAACATAACTACTGTCCAGATTTTCTTTTGCCTTCAGGTATCTACCTTGAGGTGAAAGGTCATCTGACCGAAGAGGATCGTCGAAAGATGAAGGCAGTAAAGGATCAGAACCCTGACCTTGATATTCGCTTTGTATTTCAATCGCCCTATAACAAGATCTACAAAGGATCAAAAACAACATACGCCAAATGGGCCGAGAAACACGGATTCCAATGGTGTGTGTTCCACAGTATCCCAATCGAATGGCTGATGTAGAGCTGATCAAAGATCTAGCTACCAATCTAATCATGGCTCTCGACAAGCATTCCTCACCGAATGACATTGTTGAAGGCTTTGAAGATGCATTGGATAGCTACGAAGAATTGATCCAACGTTTCCACACACAACAATGACGACCACTAAAGAGCGCATCACTGAATTCTTCTCCGATGCATTATGTGAGGCAGAGGAGGCGATCAAGCTTGGTGAATTGACACCCGATGAAGTTGTCACTTGCTTTGCTGATGCACTAAACGATTGGCATTCGTACTTCCAGAACTCCGCTGACATTTACGAAAAGCTGATCAATGCAGTCATCTCTCGATACAGAAACAAGTAAGTATCTCACCCATGAACCTTGTCCTAATTGTGGTAGTGGAGACAATCTTGGTCGTTACGACGACGGCCATGGCTACTGCTTTGGGTGTGGCTATTGGGAAGCTGGTGAATTCAACGCTGTCAAATCGTCAAAACCACGAATGACATTTCCCATTAAGGGAACCCCTGAGCCACTACCTAAACGTGGCCTCAGTGAAGAGACTTGCCGTAAGTATCGAGTTCATCGAGAAGGTAATCAACTCTACTTCCATTACTTTGCAAAGGATGGAAGCTGCACTGGTGCCAAGGTAAAAACCCCTGACAAACAATTTCGATGGGAAGGATCAAACCCTGATGGACAACTCTTTGGACAGCAGCTCTTCCCAAGTTCTGGGAAACGAGTTGTTATCTCCGAAGGAGAGCTTGATGCGCTTTCGTGTTATCAGGCTTACGCGGGGAATTGGCCGATGGTATCAATACCGGATGGTGCCAATTCGGCCAAGCGTGCGATTCAAAGGCAGCTTGAGTGGCTCCAGGGCTATGAGGAGATTGTCCTCTTCTTTGATAACGACGATCCAGGCCGTCAAGCTGCGAAGGATGCGGCAGGGGTATTGCCACCAGGCAAGGTTAAGATCGCTCACTTGCCAGATTTCAAGGATGCTTCCGATGCACTCCAGGCTGGCAAGACACAAGCGATTAAAGAAGCAATCTGGAATGCTTCCGCATACCGCCCAGACGGCATTGTCGAAGCGAAGAGCCTTCTAGAGCAGATCCTTAAACCTAACGATGATGGACTCCATGAATACCCCTATCAAGGGCTCCAGCAGAAGCTACACGGGATCAGGTGTGGAGAGCTTGTCACAATTACTGCAGGCTCTGGTATTGGTAAATCCTCTTTCTGTCGTGAACTCGCAACTCACCTTCTCAACAAGGGAGAACGAGTTGGCTACTTGGCACTTGAAGAAAGTAACCGTCGAACCGCCTTGGGACTGATGTCCGTCGCTGAAGGCAAACCTTACCACATTGGTGAACACTCACGCACTGAACTAACAGATGTCTACTCCAGAACCCTTGGACATTGGCCGCTTTATCTTTTTGATGGCTTCGGTAGTTTTGATCCCGATGTTATTTATAACCGTGTGGAGTATCTTGCCCAAGGTCTTGACGTAAAGATTGTCTTTCTTGATCACCTCAGCATTCTGTTGAGTGGTCTTGATGGAGATGAACGTCGTGTCATCGACCAGACAATGACCAAGCTTCGTTCTCTTGTGGAACGGACTGGTATCTCATTGTTCCTTGTGTCTCACCTGCGTCGTCCTAGTGGTGACCAGAGTCACGAGGAAGGAGCACGTGTGAGCCTTGGTTCGTTACGAGGATCACACAGCATCGCACAACTTAGTGATGCCGTTATTGCACTTGAACGGAATCAACAAACCAACTCCGCAACAACTGTACGAGTACTCAAAAATCGCTACAGCGGAGAAGTTGGCCCTTGTTGTGACCTTATTTATGACCTTAACACTTGCCATTTTATCGAGCATGAAGCTGAACCAGAGTTCGAGCCAAACACGGACTTCTAACTACGAATCACTGCTCAAGCGCCCCAACCCGCCGTCACCAGAAATGGTGCAACGAGCACAACCCTACCGGGCAGACACGCTTCAGGAATTAGAAGCCGTGATCAGAAAACCCACTAAAGCCATCGATGTCTGACACCATCATCATCTGCACTCCAGATGAAATGATCACCATGCATGAGCGTGGTGAGATCAGCAGTTTAGGTCAGGTGATCACGCTACCGATTCTGTTTGAGTTTCTGTGTGATTACTACGGAGTTGATTCTCACTGGCAACCTAATGATGTCTACTGATGAACCTTCTTTTTGACATCGAAACTGACGGCCTGTACGACAACCTTACCACCATCCACTGTGTTGCTATCAAAGACCTTGGTAACAATGAGGTTTATGTCTTCAACGATGAAGGTACTCAAGAACCTATCGCTCGTGCCATCACGATGCTGGAAGGTGCTGAGACAATCATTGGCCAGAATGTAATCAACTACGACATCCCAGTCATTCAGAAGTTCTACCCGTGGTTCGCGCCACCAAGAACACTTGACACTCTTATTCTTAGTCGTTTGTATCATCCTAACCTTCTTGAGATCGACCGAATTAAGAATTGGCCGCACATGCCACTTCAACTTCGCGGTCGTCACTCTCTTGAAGCTTATGGCTACCGGCTTGGTGAATACAAGGGTGGCTTTGCAAAACAAACTGACTGGAAAAACTGGTCACAAGACATGGAGGACTATTGCGTACAGGATCTTCAAGTCACACACAAACTATGGAGTCACTTCCAGAAATACCTGATTGGGTAACCCTTGAACATCGAGTCGCTGAGATCCTCACCAAGCAACAACTACATGGCTGGTACTTCGACGAACGATCCGCTCATGAGCTGGAATGCGAACTTCGATCTGCACTTGATTCGCTGCAAGAATCTCTTAGACAGCGGCATCCTTTCGTTGAGGGAGGCGAGTTTACTCCTCGTCGTCCTAACTCGACCAGAGGATATTTCACAGATGGCACATTTACGCGCATCAAGGATCTTAACCCAACCAGTCGAGATCACATTGCATGGGTGATGAAGGAGTTCTATGGTTGGGAGCCTAATCAGTTTACTGATAAAGGTAAGGCAACCATCGATGAAGTTGTTCTCACAGACATTGGTACGCCGATTGCTCTTGAGTTCCTTCAGTGTCTTGAACTAAGCAAACAACTAGGTATGCTATCGGAAGGTACTAACGCCTGGTTGAAGTTAGTTCGTAAGAATCGTGTTCATCACAACTGCTCAGTATCCACTAACACCCATCGCTGCGCTCATCGAAACCCAAATCTGGCCCAAGTCCCATCTGATGAACGATTCAGACGACTATTCACTGCAACTCCAGGACTATGCATGGTTGGGGCCGATCTTAGCGGCATCGAGTTGCGGATGTTCGCGCATTACCTTAGTCGTTATGACGGTGGCCGCTATGGTGAGATCTTGCTTAATGGCGACATACACCAAGTTAATGCCGACAAGATTGGCATTAGTCGTAAGCTCGTCAAGACCGTTACCTATGCTTTTCTTTACGGGGCTGGGAACGAAAAGATCGGACTTTCCTATGACCCTCAGCTTCCTGCCGATAAGGCAAAGAAGAAAGGGGCAGAGATACGGCAAGCGTATCTTGATGCAATTGAAGGTCTTAGCGATCTTGTTGCGGCCGTCAAGAAAAAGGTTCAATCAGTTGGCCACATCAATTCAATTGATGGACGGCGTATCGCTGTTGATGGACCCCATAAAGCTCTGAACTATCTCCTGCAATCAGGAGCTGGTGTCATTGCGAAGCGATGGATGGTCATCGCCAACGACCAAATTAAACAACTCAGTATTGAAGCTGATCAACTGGCATTTATCCATGATGAGCTTCAGTTTGAATGTAACCCCACTCATGCGGACACGTTGATGTTCAACCTTGAACTTGCGGCAGCACAAGCTGGAGAGTTCTACAACCTACGAATTCCGATTGCAGCAGAAGCTGGCAGAGGTAATACGTGGGCCAACACCCACTAACAATGAATAGATGAACGCCATCGTCATACAGACGACCAAGCTACTTCCAACATTACCTTCAACATTCACCAGTGGCGACCAGTTAGTCAGCTACGTGAAGGGCTGCGAATCGATCCGCAAAGCCGTCAACGAGGCCATTGACTACCGGATTGGGGAAGCCCTCTCCAAGGCCAAGGAAGATCTTGCGGCCACTGTTGGCCACGGACACTTCCTCAAGGCATGTGAGGAGCTTGGCATCACGCCAAGGGATGCTCAGCGCCAGATGGACTGGTTCAAACACGCGCAGTGCGCGCATTTACCTGTTGAGATCGCTGAGCAAAAGCTCTCTCGCAAAGCACGGGAAGAGTTCTGCCGCGCACCTGACGAGGTTAAGGCTGTTGTCGTTGAGGACATAGCCAAGCCAGAAATCACCAAAATCACAGCATCCGACATCAAACGAATGTCCCCTGCTCGTGAGCTACAGCCTGGTGAACAGACACATTCGGACTACAACAAGATTATTCAACTCTTTGAACAAATCGACAACCTTACTCATGCAAATGAATTCACTGACAACTTCAGCCGTGAAGAGTGGTTCAGCTTATTGGGATCATGGCAAAGTGTGGGCGACTGCATCCGTTCCAAATGTGATTACATCCGCCGACATGAATCAAATCGAGAAGGAGCAATCACAGTTGACTGTCAGGAAACATAATGAGCACAAAGCCGTTGAGTATGCATTGAAATCCTTGTGTCAGGGTTCAGTGTGTGATGGGCATAGCAATACTGCTGTTTATAAGAACATTCACCATATTATCCGTGATCTCATAGGTCAAGGCTATCTTCCAGACGATTCTTATTTGGGTCGACTTCCTTTTGCTGGAGTACCCTCAATGAAGAGGGCCGCTATTTCAGTTAAGCCTGAGCGTATTAACCGGATGCGTGACCGCATCATGCTGTATGCGCTAGATAAGGGTTATGACCCTGATGAGCTGCTGCGTGTCCTGAACTTCTGTTCTATCAACGCTGCTTCAAATGGAGTGTTCGATTTTGAAAGTGTTGTATGTCAGAAATCTTTCCGTGTTCTTCGTGCTCTTCCTGTCTCAGTACGCAGTGGCGTTCTGCAAGGCCGTTATAAAACTGTAAAACTATTCTCCGCCGTTTAATGCCTACGACTAAATCAAAAACCAACTTGGCTAAAAAACAATTTGAATCACGTGCCAAGTTCAAGCACACCAGACAGGGAAACGGAACCCGCTCCTTACCCAAAGGCACCAAGAAACTACGTCGAGGCCAAGGCAAATGACCAATGAGGTCTCAACATGGATCACAGTAACCCTTGATTGCAAGAACGGTGACCTGCCTCACTACCCATCAGTGAACAAGTACACCTTTAAATTTGATGCTACTGACATGACTATCCAAGGCTATGTCGAACAGTTCCGAATAATCTTGCGTGCAAGTGGCTTTGCTGAAAAGACAATCAGGGAGGCATTGGGAGAGTTTTGACTTTATTGATTGACGCTGACTTCATTGCATACAGGGCGTGTGCTGCCTGTGAAGATGAGATCGACTACGACGACGACCTAATTGTTGTCACAAGTCGCTTCTCTGATGTACTGGAACTATTCCAGAAAGAGCTGATGTCCATTGCTGAATGCATGGGTCAGTTCGATGACTTCATCCTGTTCTTCAGTAGCTCAAAGAATTTCAGGAAAAAAATTTACCCGGATTACAAGGGTCATCGAAATAGGAAGAAGCCCTGTGGCTACAAGCGTCTGCTCAACTGGTGTGGTGACAACTACATCACCATGGTCGTTGACAATCTTGAGGCTGACGATGCTCTTGGTATCTACGCAACAGATCCAATTGAATCAGAGAACGAACTGATTATCTGCTCACCCGATAAGGACATGAGGCAGATACCAGGACTGCTGTTTGATCTCAAGAATCCTGTGATTGAAATCACCAAGGAAGAGGGAGATCGATGGCATCTGATTCAAACGATGAGCGGTGACCAGACAGATGGTTATGCAGGTGCTCCTGGGATTGGTATCAAACGTGCTGATGCCCTCCTCGATAAACATGGCTGCTGTTGGGAAACAGTTGTTCAAGCCTTTGAAGAACGAGGAATGACTGAAGATGATGCTCTTCTTAATGCACGTCTCGCGCGGATTCTCCAGTACACCGACTACAACTTCGACACCAATGAGCCAATCCTTTGGACCCCCACCCCCAGTGATGGAGATGACGGTGGAGCAGCAGTTCAAGATGAGACGCCTGAACGATTTGCTACCTGAATCAAGAAAGGAGGACATCATCACTGTCCTTCTTGCATTGCAACATCAGAACTTTTACCTCACTAACACTGTATCCAATCTTGTAAAGCAATGGCCGATAGCCCAGAGCACTATGGATCAAGTTGGAAAGTCGGAGACTTCATCCGAGAACAACAATTAAGTTTCCATCTTGGTAATGCAATCAAATATATCTGCCGTTGTGGAAAGAAGCCAACAGCAGACCCCATTGACGACCTCACTAAAGCAATCCACTACCTTGAAAACGAACGTGAGTTTCTACGAAACAGCAGCACACGAATTTCGGAGAGCGTACGAACTGCCGCTTGGGCTGACGAATACCTCTTTGAAACTGCAACAGAATTTGATCGATGAGGAGCACCTAGAGGTTGCTCATGCATACCTTGATCTACTTGAAGACATCACGAACAAGCGGGCACGTGAGCATCTACTGAAGGAGCTTGCTGATCTGGTGTACGTGTGTCATCAGATGGCTGCAGCGTTTAGTTGGGATCTGCAAACAGCATATAACCGAGTGCATGCCAGCAACATGAGCAAGCTTGGGGAAGACGGCAAGCCCATACGTCGTGAGGATGGAAAGATTCTCAAAGGGCCTAACTACTACGAACCTTCACTGATTGATCTTGTCTGATACTACTGTGGAAAAAGAACTCATCGCACGAACTGGCCGTGTACAAAGTTGGATTGATGATCCGACATCTCGTCTTCCTGTAAGTTGTACAGTCTTCGTTGTTGAAGACACTATGGAGGGACCTAATGGAATCGAAGCGTCCTGGCGTTTTGTTAGCCATGCTCTGCGATATGGAGCTGGTGTTGCTGTACATCTATCTAAGTTGCGACCTAAAGGGGCGGAGAATGGTAAGGGCTTGGTTGCGTCGGGTCCTGTCTCGTTTGCAAAGATCTACTCAACGTTGAATGAGATTCTTCGTAGGGGTGGTGTCTACAAAAATGGAGCAGTTGTATGTCATCTTGATCTCAACCATCCTGATGTGCTTGAGTTCATTACTGCTAGTCGTAGTGAGCTGCCTTGGGTTAAGCGCTGCGTCAACATTAACCAGCATTGGTGGAATGTTGCCACGAACGAAGTCAAGGAAGCGCTAATTCTTGCCATCAAACGCGGCGACGTTTGGCTCAACAAAACTAAAATCGATAAACGTGGACAACGTATCTACGGAAATGTTTGCCTGGAGGTGTACCTGCCAACACGGGGCACCTGTCTACTGCAACATGTCAACCTTGGGGCATGCCAATTTGATGACATTCGATCTGCGTTTTCACGTGGAATGTCCGAACTGTGTCACCTCCACGCAAAGACAGGTGTTGGAGACAGCGGTGAATACCTCACTCCTGAGGTTGATCGCCAAGTCGGTCTCGGAATGCTTGGACTTTCCAACCTGCTCCGTCAACAAGGGGTGACATACAAGGAGTTTGGTGAGGCGTTGGATCACATCGTCAACAACCGTCCTCATGAACACACTCCTGCTTCAGTACTAGCTCATGAGATCCATGCTGGTATCCGTGAGGCGGCTGCAATCGCTAAGGCTAACAACATGGTCCGTGCCTTTGCCATTGCCCCTACTGCCTCGTGCAGCTACCGCTATAAGGATCTTGATGGGTACACCACAACCCCTGAGATTGCTCCTCCCATTGCTCGTCAAGTGGACCGTGATAGCGGCACCTTTGGTGTCCAGAGCTTTGACTACGGTCCTGTTGAGATCGCGTCTGAAGTTGGCTGGGATGATTATTTCAAAGTAGCAAACGGTATTGTCCGGTTGCTGAATATGACGGGACTTCTTCATGGATACTCGTTCAATAGCTGGTCAGATGTGATCACCTATGACGAAGCATTCATTGAGGAGTGGCTGCAATCACCGCAGACCTCCCTTTACTATTCGCTTCAGGTAATGGGAGACACTCAAGACAAGTCCAGTGCATACGCTGCGCTCGATGAGTCTGAAGTTGACGATTACTTGGAGCAACTACTAAATGACCCTGCTCCTGATTGCAACTGCGGAGAGTAATGAACCCCTATCAGAAACTATTTAGTCGTAAACGTAAGTGGACCCCAGTGCAAACCACTGCTGGTCAGCTTGCTGAGGGCTCGGAAGAAACCATCTTTCGGGCTCTCGCCCTACGCCATATGGAACTTCCTGTTGGCGACTTTATTGATGATGCATTGAAGAATGAAGTTCCAGAGCTATCGCGGGACTTACTGCGATCCAACATCAAAGACGAAGTTAACCACGACTTGGCTCTCGGTTACATCGCCCAAGCTATCGGCACTGACCCAGTTGCTGAAGCAGAAGCAATGCGACTCCGCGATGCTTGGACGGCGCATCCTGATCATACGGTCCTCAAAGCAATGGTGGCCGAGCGTGCAATTTTCTTCGTTCTACTCCCCTTCTTCCGCTTTAATGGTGACGCTGGCTTACGAACAGTATCCGCCGACATAAGTAGGGATGAGCAAGTACATGTGGCAACGAATAGCTTGGTATGTCGTGAGCTTGGTCTCACTGTATCTCCTTCTCTTGATCGCCTCAGGAAGGCAACCATTGCCTGGGTGATGCAACCACTCAAGAAGTCTGAGAACAAGTACCTTGATAAGCAGTTCTGGCTTGATCAAAGCGACAGCTTGATGTACGCCGGAAAAGCAGAAGGACTTATTGAAACACAACGTGCTCGGATGCCTGCATTCTTTGAGCATGCGAATCCAAATCTACCCCAATATGCTTAGGCATTAACAATTCCATTGCTTAGGAATCATGGCAAAACAAAAGCAACGTACTCCTCAAAAGAGTACTAAAACAAGTGCAGCTGCAGCACCTGCTCGTAGCACAGCTCCAAAGAATGTGCGTACTGCTACTGCAAGTCGTACTCCCAACAAAGCATCCACTCGTACTACCAACCGAGTTGCTCAAGCAGCTAACTCTTGGCAATCCAATGACATTTTGAAGTATGCCAGCGGTCGTGATCGAAATGCTGACTACAACAATCTGCTGACCAGTCAGAACAAGATGGGTGCCTTTGATGGTGCTGCATGGGGTCGCGCTCAAGCTGCTGGTTATTCTGATCAACAGATCCGTGATGCACTTGAGGGCTTCCGTGGTTCCAAAGACTATGGAAACAGCAGTCTGATGATTGGTGTCCGTCCGATGGCAGTGTTGGATAACTGGCAGAACGATAACCCTGAGTCATATCGTGCATACACGCAGGGGCCTAATGCACAGTTCTCCACACCTGGACGTGTCATGTTCAACCCTGCTGGAGAGAGTAACATTGGCTTAGGTCGTGGAGGTCTGCAAGATCGTGGTGTTACTTGGTACTCAACTCAAGGCAACCAAGATAATGACTTATCGAACAGTCCCTACACGCCGGACGTTGCACGTAACATCTTGGAGAATGGGTACTACGCACAAACTCCCCAAGGTGTGGATCGCATCATGCAGGGAGAATCAGCTGTACCTACACGTTGGACAAACAATGGACAAGACCCAACTAAGAAGCTTGGTTCTCAAGGGTATGATCAATTCACATCTCCGTGGATGAGTGCATTCAATACCAACATGGGTTACAAAGGATCCTGGCTTAACGTCTGATGATCATTGAAACCAAAGAGCTTGGGTTGAATCTTGGGTTGACAACTGAGAAGTTGTTGGAGGAGTTGGAGGAAAACTTTCCTGAGTTTCTCCCTCACCCCATTGATCCAATCAATATGGTGATGTACAAAAGTGGCCAGCGCTCAGTAATTGAGTGGATTAAAACACGTATTGAAGATGGCTAAAAAGAAACAAGAACAACGTCAGCAAGAACAACGGCAACAAGTAACACAACTGATTGGCCAAGCAGCGCAGAACGGTAATCTTGGTCGTAAAGAGTTTGAGCGCATCATCGATGCCGGTGGCAATGCTAACCGCGTTTTAGAACGTGCAGTTGCTAACAAAGGCCTGACGATTAACTCTGGTGTTGTCAATCAGTACAACAAAGGCGCATACTTTTCGCCAAACGATTATTATAAGTATAGCGCTTTTAATCAGCCTGTCAACCCGATCATCAATCAGATCAAATCTGCAGGGAAGCTTGACCCTAAGAGCACTCTCTTTATTGGCAGCAAAGGTTCAACCGCTACTGTCCTCCCCAGAGGATATGGTGGTCCAACTGCGAAACCCACCGCACAAGCACCTGTTGATACTGGTTTAGATACCACGGATACTGGCACCGGTGATTACAGCGGTGAAACTGGTGGTGACTTTGGTGGTGACTACGGTGGGGATATGGGAGGAGACGTGGGTACTCCTGCTGCTGATACCACTTCTCAACTTGATGGTAATGGTCTCCCTGGTGGTGGTGCTGGTATTGACAGTGCTGCCGGTCTCAAATCTAAAAAGTCAAGTCGTCGTCAACTGGGTCTCTCTACAAAGGGAACGAAACAGTTGAACCGAAGCATGATGATCTCTAATCTTAACTTCGCATAATGTCAGCCAAAACACGGTATGACTATTTAGCAAGTGATCGTTCCCAATTTCTAAACGTAGCAAGACAAGCAGCAGACCTGACACTGCCTTACCTCAATCGAGGTGAAGAGGAGTTTGTGAAAGGTGCACGTCATCTCCCTACACCGTGGCAAAGCGTTGGTGCAAAGGGGGTGGTCACTCTGGCATCTAAGTTGATGCTGGCTCTACTGCCTCCTCAAACCAGCTTCTTTAAGCTGCAAGTAGATGACACTGCACTTGGCACTGATTTCCCACCAGAAGTCAGGTCTGAGCTTGACCTGTCCTTTGCCAAGATTGAACGTACTATTCTTGAATCAATTGCTGCTTCTAGTGATCGTGTCGTTGTACACCAAGCACTGAAGCATTTGGTTGTTGCAGGTAATGCGTTGATCTTTATGGGTAAGGATCAGCTCAAGCTGTATCCGCTTAATCGCTATGTTGTAGAAAGAGATGGCAACGGTAATGTGCTTGAAATAGTCACCAAAGAACGCATCTCCAAGAAGCTTCTGATGAAAGTTCTTCCTCAAGCAATGCCTAATAGCGTTGCAGGTACTGAGGCTGAACGTAATGATGAAGCAGACATCTACACCCATATCCGCCGTGACAACAATAGGTTTGTCTGGCATCAGGAATACGAAGACAAGATCATTCCTGGTTCAATGGGTAAGGCTCCGATTGAAGCTAACCCCTGGCTTGTCCTTCGCTTCAACACAGTTGATGGGGAGGTGTACGGACGGGGAAGAGTCGAAGAGTTTATCGGTGATCTCCGTTCCCTTGAAGCACTCTCTCAGGCCCTCGTAGAAGGCTCTGCAGCAGCCGCTAAAGTTGTCTTCGTAGTGTCACCCTCAAGCACCACTAAACCGGCCACCCTGGCGGCTGCAGGTAACGGTGCTATCGTTCAAGGGCGACCCGATGATATTGGCGTCATTCAAGTCGGCAAAACTGCTGACTTTAGAACCGCCTATGAAATGATGCAATCACTGGAACGGCGTCTTAGTGAAGCCTTCCTGATTCTTTCTGTTCGTCAATCTGAACGCACTACTGCTGAAGAAGTGCGGATGACTCAGATGGAACTAGAGCAACAGCTTGGTGGTCTCTTCTCTTTGCTGACTACTGAGTTCTTGGTTCCTTACCTGAACCGTAAACTTAATGTATTCCAGAAGACTGGTCAAATTCCTCGTCTTCCAAAGGATATTGTAAAGCCAACGATTGTTGCTGGTGTCAATGCATTGGGGCGTGGTCAGGATCGTGAAAGCCTTGCTGCTTTCATGACGACCATTGCTCAGACAATGGGGCCTGAGGCAATTGCTAAATACATCAACAGTATTGAGGTAGTCAAGCGTCTTGCTGCTGCACAAGGTATTGATGTTCTTAACCTTGTGAAAACAGAACAGCAGATGCAAGGCGAGATGCAACGCAACATGGCGATGCAGAAGGATATGGCAATTACTCAGCAGATTGGTCAGCTGGCTAAAACACCAATCCTTGACCCAAGTAAAAACCCTCAAGCAATGGAGATGATTAATGGACAAAGCAGTACCCAGTCGCCCGACGCGATCCAAGAACAAGCCAGTGCCGCCTCCGCTGTCATCTGAAGACAAAGCGTTCTTCGATGATTCTGGCAACAAATATGCACCCAGAACCAAGATTGGTAAGCCGACCATTGGCGTGCCTAACCGTATTGAACGTGTTGGTTTGGGAAACCTTAAAGTAATCACCACTAATGGCTACACTGACAGTTGATACCACTGAGTATCAAGAAGGAGATTTTTCCCAAGATGAACTCGATTCGCTTCGTGTAGGCGAGGCTCTGCATCAAGAGGAGCAGCAGCTGCTTGCTGGTAAGTTCCGCGATGCAGAAGATCTGGAACAGGCATACATTGAACTGCAGCGTAAGCTTGGTAATCCAGAAGACCGTGAACCTCAACAAGAGGTCGAGCTGCAGGAAGAAGAACCTGATGAGCAACAAGAACCAGTTGATCTGAATTTCCTTGAACGCTTGTGGCTTGAATCACAAGATGACTATAGCGAGGAAACTCTTGAAGCTCTGCAGAACATGGATCCTGCAGACCTGGCACAGATGTATCTCGAATACCGTGCTCAGGCTGAGGAAGCATCTCAAGTAGCTCCCCTCTCTGAGGATGATGTTGGTCAACTCAAGGCTGTTGTTGGTGGTGATGAAAACTACACAGCAATGATGAGCTGGGCTTCCGAAGCTCTCAGTGATCAAGAGATCAGCATGTATGACACTGTCATGGAACGTGGTGATCCTCTTGCATGCTTCTTTGCCGTGCAGGCTCTGAAGTCAAGGTTCTTGGATGCTAACGGTTATGACGGTCAACTACTTCAAGGAACTGCTCCTAGCAGTAGCCAAGATGTATTCCGTAGTCAAGCCGAACTCGTTCGCGCGATGAGTGATCCTCGCTACGACAATGACCCTGCATATCGCATGGATATTGCCGACAAACTGGAACGTTCAAACATCCAGTTCTGATTAAGTAGTTGGAAGAGTAAGCAATATAAAAGTCCTTTGCAACGAACTCATGCTTACTCTGACACTAACACTTGCTTCTCTTGCATCGTGGTATGGTCATCCATGTCACGGCAATCGCACCGCCTCTGGTGAGATCTTTAATATGCATTCCATGACTGCAGCACATCGTACTCTTCCATTTGGAACAAAGGTACGTGTCTGCAATACCTCAAATAAACGGTGCGTCAATGTCCGTATCAATGATCGTGGACCTTTTGTTCATAATCGTGATATTGACCTTAGTCGTGCTGCTGCTGAGGTGATTGGTTTGAGAAGTGCGGGTGTGGGTCAAGTCACTATTCACCGAATTAATTGACATGGCAAAAGCAAATCCCTTTGATCCGAAGGTATCTTCGGTGACTGTGCAGTATGTAACCCCTACTGCGAACAGCCGGGCATTCATTAGTGCTTATGGCGAAGCCAACCAAACCCTGACTGAACTGAGCCCAAAAGGCGTGAAGGTTCAAGCCGGTGGTGCTGCCTGGACCTAATCATGAAAGGTAAAGGCGGTAAGGGCGGCGGCGGAAAGAAAGGCTGCTGAGAAATAGTTCCCGCAGTGCGTGCTAACGCACACTAATCGGGCTGAAATCCACAGCAATGTGGTGTCTTCCATAGTCTAGTGGTCAGGACATAGGCGACATGCCGAAGAGTTCGGGTTCGATTCCCGATGGAAGAATTGGCACTGGCCGGTACGCCGACAACCAATGCCATGACAGTCGGAGAGACGACAATCAACAACAACCTTTAATGAATGCCAATGAAGCTCCTTCGTTGGAATTCCTAAGCGCTTAGGGAGAACGTAACAAACTTCTCTCTTTACTATTGTGGCTAACACTCTTATTACTCCTGTAGGTCGCGTAAATAATACGTCGGCTACTCCTCTTGCTCTTGGTACTGCTTATGATACCAAGTATGCAACTTATCTGAAACTGTTCTCTGGCGAGATGTTCAAAGCCTATGAAGGCGCGACTATCGCTAAGGGCACTGTGCAAAGCCGTACCCTGAAAAATGGAAAGGCGATGCAGTTCATTTTCACGGGCCGTATGGAGGCTTCGTACCATGAACCCGGTACTCCGATCCTGGGCAGTGGTGACCCCCCGGTGGCCGAGAAGACCATCGTCTGTGACGACCTGCTGATCTCCAGCGCGTTTGTCTATGACCTTGATGAGACTCTGGCTCACTACAGCCTGCGTTCGGAGATCGCCGCTAAGATCGGCCACGCTCTGGCTGAGGCTTACGACAAGAAGATCTTCCGTCAGATCGCAAAGTCTGCTCGTGAAGCTCACCCGATTACTGCTGCTCCTGGCCCTGAGCCCGGCGGTAGCGTGATTCAACTGGGTGTGCAGAAAGAGTACGACGCTCAAGCTCTGGTGGATGCCTTCTTTGAAGCTGCTTCCATCATGGATGAAAAGAACCTGCCTAAGCAGGGTCGTATGGCTGTACTCTCTCCTCGCCAGTACTACGCACTGGTGAGCCAGGTTGACAGCAACATCCTGAACCGTGACTTCGGCAACAACTCCGGTAGCCTGCAGTCCGGCGAAGGTCTCTATGAGATCGCTGGTATTCCCATCAAGCGCTCCAACAACCTACCCTTCCTGGCTGGTACTGTTGCTGCTGTGACCGGTGAGAATAACGATTACTCCGGTAACTTCAGCACCCACTGTGGTTTGATCTACCACAAAGATGCCGCTGGTGTGGTTGAGGCCATTGGTCCTCAAGTGCAAACCACTGGCTCTGATGTTCGCACCATGTATCAAGGTGACATCATCGTGGGTCGTCTTGCCATGGGCTGTGGCACTCTGAATCCCGCTGCTGCTATTGAACTGCAGTCGGCTCGTTCCTGATAAGGAGAACGACAATGGGATTCGCACCTGTTGGCGGTGTAGGCGTCACCACAAGTGAAACTGCCTACATGCGTCCTCCTATTGAGCCTGGGCGCGAAGGTGGCACTGTTGTCAGCGTGACTCGTCTCACTGCTGGCACTGGTCAAACTGCTGGCACTAAAGCCACTACTGATGACAACATCAACGGTAGTGGTTGTACTCTGACCACTACTGTCGCCTCTGGCGCTGTAACTGGACAGACCGTTGCTGCTGGTGGTGATGGTTATCGTGTTGGTGACGTGTTGAGCGTTGCTGGTACGACTAGTGCAACGTTCCGCGTTGATACTGTTAACTATACCAACTGAGGTAAAACATCATGGCTGCTTCTGTAGCTGCTGGCAACAACGGTGCTTGCACCACTGATGCCGTTCGTATTTCTGTAGCCAAGACTCGTTTTGGTTATGGCTCTGCTGTCGCTGACTCTGCTGTGGCTTCGACCACTAAGGGTCTGCGTACTGCATATCCTGGCGTTGAGTGCAACATCGCTAACGTCTGATTAATCCGGGGATCCTTCGGGGTCCCCCCTTTTTTTTATCCAAAGCTAATAACGCTATCGTTATGCCGTTTCCAACCACTAACGCTCAGACCGAGCTTCAAGCTGTTAATGAAATTCTGGCGTCAGTTGGTCAGGCGCCTGTAACCACTCTTACTCAAACCAACCCGGACGTTGCGATTGCATACGACACCCTTCTACAGGTGTCACGGGAGGTGCAGGCGGAGGGATGGACATTTAACCGTGAATACGATTATCCCATCACTCCTGATACGAACAAGAACATTGTCATTCCCAACAATATGATCCAAATGGATCTGACTCCTGAGTACAGGGACAAAGATGCTGTACGACGGAGTGGGAAGCTATATGACCGGACTAATCACACGTACCAGTGGGATGAGCCTGTTCGATGTGATGTGGTGTGGTTGTTTGATTGGGTAGACCTTCCTACACCAATCAAGGACTACATCGTGGCAAGAGCTGCTGTGTTGGTGTCTTCAAGGATTGTTGGTGACAACACCCAATACCAGATGCTCCAACAACGTGAAGCCTATACACGGGCTATGGCTCTTGAGTATGAATGTAATCAAGGTGACTACACCTTCTTTGGTCACCCTCGTGGAGCCAATTACTACAACAGCTATGAACCCTTCAAGGCATTGTATCGCTGATGGCAAGTGTAACCCAACGGATACCCAACTTCCTTGGTGGTGTATCCAAGCAACCTGATGACAAAAAATTTCCAGGTCAACTGAGAGAATGCCTCAATGCTTACCCAGACCCTACGTTTGGTTTAGCAAAGCGTCCTGGCTTTAAGCACCTACAGACTTTATCCTCAACACCCAACGCATTTGCCAACGCCAAGTGGTTCTATATCCGTCGTGATAACAGTGAGACCTATATCGGTAACATCAACGGATCAACCATTAACGTCTGGAATGCTGCAACAGGTGTAGCTGCAACTGTTACTTATGAGAACAGCGCAGCTAACTACCTGACAGGTACAAAGGATAACTACGACATCCTCACTGTTCAAGACACAACTCTCGTCGTTAACAACACAGTTACTGTCACAACTCAGGCAGCGACTACTGTTTATCCAAAGCGTAAGGCAACTATTCGTGTTTACAACGCTGCATATGGAGCTGAATATAAAGTCACGATCAATAGCTCTACTTACAACTTTACGACAAAGAACGCTGAGCCTACTACCAATAGCGACACAACAACCAACAAGGTTCTCAACATTGATACTATTCTCTCAACACTTCAGAGCGGTATTAATGGTCTTAGTATATCTGGGCTTACTGTTACCAAACTCAAGGGTACGCTTGAATTAAGCTGTACCGCTGATTTTACCATCGATGCATCAGGTGGTGTTGGTGGTGATGATATCAAGGCGTATCAGGATAGTGTTAATAACATTGGTGAACTGCCTGGCGAGACGATGAACGGTAGAATTGTAACCGTCAACAATACTGTTGGTCGAGAGGATACTTACTATGCTGAATTCAAAGCAGATAACGGTGTCTCTGGTAAGGGCTATTGGGAAGAGACGATCAAGCCTGGCATATCAATTGGCCTTAACCCCTCTACAATGCCCCATGAGCTGCTCAATACAGCACTCAATACCTTCGTATTCAGACCGCTTCAGAAGGACGTTAGCAACGCTGCTAGGTCGTTCTGGGAGCCCCGGTTGGTTGGTGATGATGAAACCAATGAGCACCCAAGTTTTGTAGGTCAGAAGATCCAGAAAGCATTCTTCCATAACAATCGACTTGGCTTCTTGACTGAAGACAATGTGTCGATGAGTCAGGCTGGTGAATACTTCAACTTCTATCACGTCACTGCTCTTTCCAGTGTTCCAAACGATCCGATTGATATCAGCTGCTCAAGCATTCGACCTGCTGTTCTGAAGTCAGTAGTACCAACAGCACAAGGTCTGGTGTTGTTCACCGAAAGCCAACAGTTCATGCTGTATGCAGACCAAGGGGTGCTGACTCCTGGTACAACAACAATCCGTGCCATCTCTAACTACGAGATTGATCCATTGATCCATCCAGTGGACGTTGGCACCAACATCATGTTTGTCAGCAAGATTCCTGGTTACATGCGTGTCTTTGCAATGCAAACACGAGGTCAGCAGGAAAGTCCTGATGTGATTGATATTGGTCGGATTATCTCTGAATGGATTCCAAGCACGATTGACAACCTGATTGCCAGTTCGCAGAACAGCTTCATCGCTATGTCTGGTAGGACTACACCATTTGTGTACTTCTATCGTACTTATGGCTCAGCTGAGAAGATGCTGATGCAGTCATGGTTTAAGTGGCAACTACCTGGTAATGTTCAATTCTGCACTGTTGATGCTGATAACTTCTGGGCTGTCACTTACCAGTCCGGCCAGTACTCACTGATTAGAAACAACCTTAACCAGACTCCTGACAGTCAGATCCTTGTAACCAATCAGGGTAACCCTGTTCAAATCTGCATTGATATGTACAGGAACCCATCCTCAGTCGTCTACGACTCTGGCACACAGACCACAAAGTGCTACCTACCGTACAGCGATGTTACGGCGCTTACCCCTGTACTAATCGTTGCAGGTACTGTCCAGAACAACTCTGTTGTGGAGTCCGGCTTTACCGTGACACCAACACGAGGGACAGATGGGACAGGTACATACTTTGCTGTGCAAGGGAAGAACCTGACCAGTCAGGCTGCTCAGATCTATATCGGATACAAATACAACTTTGATGTTGAGCTTCCACAGATCTACTACCAGGTTTCTGAAGGTACGTCTGATTACACAGCGACACTGACTGTTGGTCGCCTGAAGTTCTCCGTTGGTTTGTCCAGCAACATTGGCTTCAAACTTAAGAGGAAAGGGGCTGCTGAATGGTACGACATTCAATCCGTTCAGGATGCTGATTATTATCTTGCTAACGACGTTCCTCTGACCGAATCTAATATCTTCACTCTTCCCATACATCAACGTAATGACAACTTCAACATACGTGTATTCAGTGATTCCCCATTCCCTGTCGCACTTACGTCGATGATGTGGGAAGGCAATTATTCACCTCGCTATTATCGGAGGCGTTAAGGGATGGCCTTTGGATGGGACGATGCAATCTTTGGGGCTCTGAGTATTGGTAGTTCTATTTTAGGAGCTTCTAGTCAGCAGTCTCAAATTGATGCTTACAACGAACAGGTAGCTAAGCAATATAAATATGATATGCAGACCTGGCGGTTTGGCAACCGTCAGGGTAGACGTGCCGCCAATTGGGCCAGACAAGATGCTCGGATGCAGTTCGATAATCTTGTCAATACCTATAAGTGGCAAGACGAAGCTGATCTGAGGTCTTGGGACTATCAGAATAAAATGCTGACGTTTGATTATCG